AATATGTTTGCGGTGGAAAACACAAGAACCCTGTACGGGCAGGATCTCTTCCATGACAAGATAGAAGACCTTTCATTTAAAATATCGACAGGATCGTTTTTTCAGACCAATACCAGAGCAGCTGAAAAACTATACGGAATAGTGCTGGACAAAATGGAAGAATGCACCATTGCATACGATCTTTACAGCGGAACGGGAACCATATCGCTTTTGCTCTCAAAAAAAGCAAAAAAAGTATACTCCATAGAAATAGTTCCTCAGGCTGTCACCGCAGCAAAACAGAATGCACTGGACAATAACATTCAAAACGTTGAGTTTATATGTTCGGATGTTAAAGATGCCGTTGAAAACATAAAAGAAAAACCACAGTATGTTGTACTTGACCCCCCAAGAGCAGGACTTCATCCTGATGTAATCCGATTCCTCCAAAGAAAGAAGTTTCAGAACATAATATACGTTTCATGCAATCCACAATCACTTGTACAAAACCTTAAAGATCTTAACGAACTCTATCAGGTAAAAACACTGAATATCGTAGATATGTTTCCGCATACCGAACACGTTGAGACGGTAGTATTGATGTCAAGGGTAAAGGATAAATAGCCCTGAAAAGCCCTGATTTCGAGCCATTCTTGGAATTTGGCGTCGGGAGCGAGAGCAGGAGTTGACCGCTCTATGAGAACTTATCAACCGCACCGGTTCGGAGCTGATTTTGATGCTTTTCATATAGTTTAGGCTACGGATTAGATGTCAGGTTTTGAGTGAGCGGATTAGAAGTTAAGGACGGGAAGGCTTGAAAATAAAGGATTTAACAAAACCAGAATTTTTCGGGCTGTTTTCTTAAAACATAGCTTATCACATTTATGTGGTATTCTTGAGAAGTAACAAATCACGAATCAAAACTAAACAAAAGTCAAAGGTAATAAGATGAGTAATAACGACTTTAAAGATAATGTTTATATTGTAACCGGTGCTTCATCCGGTATGGGCAAAGCCTGCTGTGATTTGCTCCTTTCAAATGAAGCCATAGTAGTTGAGTTTTGATCCCTTGGATATCCCTGGTAAACACTGGTTACTATGGCGTAATAGCAGTTTTTCAGGCCGAATTTGACCTTATTGTTTGCGTTAGGCATAAGTTTTAACCTCCTATAATCTGTGTTTGATAAAGAACCTCGTACATCTTTTCCGACTCAATCCAGACCTCCGATTTCTCGTATAGCAAAGCGTGAGCGATTAAGATGTTCTCGATTTGGGTTTCAGTTTCCGGGTCTTTTGCATCCGTGTAGAGCTCGATGTTAAGTTCATTGATCTTTTGGTACACGGTATCGTCTGCGAACAGGTTGTCCGTACCCGGATATAAGAAAACGAGGAAGGGCGGCTCCGGTGACTCGCCTTCTGCAAAATGGTCGTAGGCAAGCGGGAGACCGACTTCCTCTAACATGGTGATAACTTCGTCGTATGTCATGATCCACCTCCCAGCTTCTGCTTGATGGTATCGACCAGCTTTTCTTGTACTTTCCGGTATCAACGGGAGCACCGCCAGAAGCCGCTGCAATCATGAGACAGGTAGGCCTATCGATAGCAGTAGCTCCTGCCTGAATAGCACCGCTGATAAATGCGTTTTCCTCAGCCTCGCTGAAAGCGCGACCGACTTCCTCGGAGATATATCCTTCAATATTGAAGAAGCTGTCAGCGAGCTTGAAGGCATCGATGCTGGTCTGGCTGAAGGTTGGATTGCTTTCGGTATAGGCGCCGTTCTCAGCAGTCCAAGTTGCCTGCGTATGACCATTTGCCACAGGAATCTTACGCTCGTTCTGAGTTGTGATCACCGTGCAGCCGATGGTACGCATGATGTTGTTCTCATCGAGAGCGCGTACAAGGATATGCTCGAATTCGGTAGGAACAAGATATCTGCCGTTACCGTCAGTACCTTCCTCCAGAACATCACGGATAACCGGATTGCCGGGATGACGAATGTTGTCCCAGAATGCCTTCTTATAAGCTGCGGATGCTCTGCCGGGCTTATATTCCTCAGCGTTACTGGTCTTGCCTGGCATATTGGTGATAGGAGCGGAAGTGGGCTGGTTCATCATCTTTTCAATCTCGTCCTGACGCTGCAAGCGCTCGATATCCTTAGTGAGATCAGTGACTTCCTTTTCCATCTTTTCGTAGGTTGCGGCATCTTCTGCAGAAACCATGCCGCCGTTTTCGGAGTGTGTATCAAGGAACTTCTTAGCTGCGTCCCAAGCCTTCGCTCTCTTGTCTATAAGATCTAAAATTTTGCTCATAGTTTAAAATCCTGCTACTATAATAAAGTCAACTAACTCCCTCACTGATGGATATACGACGCAGGAAAGCAGAGAGAGCGTAGCGAGTGAAGCTTTCCTGCATCGGCGGCGACTTGCCGCAGTGAATGTTTGTTATCGAAATCCTTTCGGATTTTTGATATACTTTTCTCGTACTGACAGAGGTTTCCTAAATCCTCCTTGTGACCCTTTGTTCACTAATTTAAGACTGGAACCTCTTTCCTTATGAGATTTCATTAATGAGCCGGATGTTGGGGCGCTTTGCGCTTTCTTCTCATGTCGAAGTAGGTTATGACTCATAAGGCCCGGAGGAATCTGTCGTACAGAATTTTTTCTGCGAGGTGTCCACATGTTTATCGTTAGTATTGATATTGCAAAACGCAATCACGAAGCTACTCTTATTGACCACGCTGGTAAGGTATATGGAAAATCCCTGCGCTTTGCCAACACCATTATGGGTTTCAACAAGCTAATGGATTTTGTGAACTCCTACGTCGGTGAGGAAGAAGTCGAATTCGGCATGGAAGCTACCGGTCATTACTGGCTGGCGCTGTATGCGCATCTGCGTAACAACGGATACACTCTGCACGTCATCAATTCCATACAGTCCGACGCGCTGCGTGGGCTATATATCCGCCAAACCAAGACCGACTCCAAAGATTCTTTCATCATTGCTGAGGTTATCCGGTTCGGACGTTTTAGCGAAACCGATGTGTCTTCACCTGATATGCATGCCATGCGTGAACTTTGCAGACACCGTTTTTTCATCGTGGATTCTGTATTGGATATCAAACGCAAGGTGATTGCGCTGCTCGACCAGATTTTCCCTGAATACGAAACTCTATTTACAAATACTTTTGACAAAACCTCATTGGAACTTTTAAGCGAAGCAACCACATCGAAAGAAATACTGGCACTGGATACACAAAAGCTGTTTGAAATCATCAACACCGCCAGCCGTTGGCACTTTGGCATGGACAAGGCGGTTCGGATTCAAGAAACCGCCCGCAACTCCTTTGGAATCTTACTGAGCACTAGCTCTTACGCTTTGCTCATTCGTCAATACATAGAACAAATCAATTTTGTAGAAGCACAGATAGCGGAGATTGACACAGAAATCGCTCGTTTGCTAGCAGGCTTTGATACGCAGCTCACTACCATTACTGGCATTAACACTACGCTAGCCGCTGTAATCTTGAGTGAAATCGGAGATGTGCGTCGATTTGAAAGTTCTGCCAAGCTGGCTGCCTTTGCTGGAATTGACCCTGCTGTGAAACAGTCCGGAGATTTCAACGGCACCCATTGCAAAATGTCTAAGCGTGGTTCTCCATATCTGCGGCGTGCCATCTGGCTTGCCGCAACTGTTGCCGCTTTTCATGATCCTGCTGTCAGCATCCTTTATCAGAAAAAACGTGCTGAGGGCAAATCTCACGGGACTACTATGGGACATATTTGCAGAAAAATGATTTCAATCATCTTCGCTGTGATGCGTAACAACACTCCTTATCTAACTGCTATTTAATTTCAATACTTGCTTGACATTTTATAGCCGGTCTTTTTTTGCTCAAATAAAAAGAACACCTCTCGATGTTCCTTTGATTTACTCTATTTGTTTTGGTAACCACTCCCACAATCTTAAGTCCTCCTGCCCGAGTGACCACATACACATTCCTCAAAGTTTCCATCGATAAGCCGCTTCATTTGCCCAATACACAAGGCTGTCAACATCTTGGTAGTAGAGGATAGAAAAACCATCTCCATCACCTAAGAAAATTCGAGAAATCCATATATTTATATCACTTGGTATGATGGTGGCCTTGTAATCATTCCCGCACTGAATGGAGGGCATGATATCCGAGTGAAAGAAATCGTAATCAAGGGATATACTTTCACTTCTTGTAGCCGATTCTTCTAGGTCTGCTGTTAAAGTAAAGACTTGAAACTCTTCATCCCAAGTACAGTTACTTCTTGGAATCCTTCCATAAGTTTTAAATGACCCATCTGGCATAAGCACATCAAATCGTTCATAGGGTTCATAGACCCACGCATCACCCAATCGAAGTAACTGGCAATTCACCTGATTATCTGAGCAAATACCTGCATAGCCATTTACATCAGAGCAAGTGGCTGTAAATCGTAGTGTATTTGATGCAGATGAATACACACGTAGTTGAGTACCTCGCTTTCGCATTTCAATGGTATAAAAGCTAGGATTTGTGCGAAGATTTCCTGCGGATGTTCTTGAAAAACTTGTAGAAAAACTGCCCTTCAAGGTAACACCTTCATAAAGCTCAATACGCTGCGTATCATAATTAAAGCAACAATAGATCGCTCCAATAAAAATGCCTGCCTTACCGCTAAAGTTTTCAGGGAAGATGAGTTGTGTCCTTAAATGGATATCTGAAAAATTGCTATAGTTCCAGGCTAATTGTCCCTTACCCTCCAGTTGAGAATAGGGTCGATTATAGAGCTACTTGTATCCTGCCACACACTCCATTCCCCCGATAATGTTGTCCAGTAGCTTTGGGGAAGTGGCGTATCATCTCTAAAATCCTCATACCACACCAGTGCAGAATCTGCCTTTCTTCTAAGCATCTCAAGTGTCAGCTTAAAGCCTGTTGCAGGTCCTACCATATCTCCATTTACATCTTTGAAATGTCTAGGAGCAAGGGTATATTCTGCTTCACCAACCGTAGGAGCTTCTGAAAATGAAGAGCAAACCCTAAAGCCATAAAACTGCACACCTTTTGTGCCAAGAGCGATGGTAAGGGTATGTTCTCCAGCAGTTAGCTCGATACCCTTTTTAAGCACAGTCCAAAAAGTAGTCCTCCAATAGGGCCACCATAACCTGTTTTCAGAGAAATACTCATCACTTCCATCAAGGGAGATGTTAATGCTGTTTTTATCCCAAAACGGATAGCCTAGCTTGACTCCAACATCATAAGTTCCTGCATGTGTAATGGTAAAGTGATACGTTGCTTCACCATCATCTCCAAGTGTTGTTATGGTATTTGAAGTCGAAACGACACCAGAATAACTATCAGGCATTGCATTATGATCTATATAAATAGTCCCAAACGCCGTCTTTTGCTGTTTGCCATAAGCAGTCAGATACTGTCTCCCGTTGTAGCTTGCAGATAAGAGTGGGTAGCTATAACACGTTGCATCTCTTTCTTCCATATAATCGTATACATGAGGTAATGCCCAAGGCACTTTATTATCATCATCCCAGTAAGCTACGATTGGAATAAAAGGTTGAGGAGGAGCATCATCTGTAAAGTTATAGGCTCCAGTCATCCAGTATTTTGCAGCATAGTAGGAGGATTTTCAAATGAAAGAAATATGGAACTGGATTCAAGTTGCAATAACAGCAATCGGAGGATTCTTTGGTTGGTTTTTAGGCGGTGCAGATGGCTTTTTATATGCACTAATGGCCTTTGTGGTAATCGACTATCTAACAGGTGTCCTATGTGCAATAGCTGATAAGACCCTATCAAGTGAAGTGGGGTTTATAGGAATCAGTCGTAAAGTGCTGATTTTTGTTTTAGTGGGTGTGGCAAATATTTTAGATATCTATGTGATTGGAGATGGAAACGTCCTACGCACTGCTATTGTATTTTTCTACCTTTCTAACGAGGGGATTTCACTGCTTGAAAATGCTGCCCACCTTGGACTACCCATACCAGAAAAACTAAAAGATGTGCTAGAGCAGCTCCACAACAAGAGCGACAAGGAGGGAAAATAATGAAGACTAAAGGAATTGATATTAGTACTTGGCAAAAACCAAGTCAAATGAATTATGACAAACTTGCTAAAGAGATTGATTTCGTTATCTTAAGAGCAGGATATACGGGGCATGGCACAGGTGTGAGTCTACATAAAGACGATCCCTTTGAAAAACACTATCAAGCCTTTCATGAGAGAGGTATCCCCATCGGTGTTTACTGGTACAGCTGTGCAAATACCCGTGCTAAGGGTATCGCAGAAGCAAAGAAATGCCTTGAAATTATCAAAGGAAAGACGATCTCTTATCCAGTATTTATTGATGCAGAGGAAACTATCATCAACGTCCAAGTGGCAAAAAAGGCATTACCGATGCTTTGGTAGGCTTTTGTGAGACGGTTGAAAGTGCAGGCTATTATGCCGGTATCTATGCATCTAGTTCTTGGTTTCGAGATTTGACAGAACTGGATCGTCTAGAACCTTATGATTTTTGGGTGGCTCAGTGGTCAAGTAAAGAACCCGCACTTCGTCATGGTATCTGGCAGTACACAAGCAAGGGCAAGTTAAATGACTACTCTGGAAACTTGGATCTAAATTACGCCTATAAGGACTATAAAGCGATTATTCAAAATGCTGGTCTCAACATTTAAAGAAGGAAGAAAACACACCTGCTCCAACAGACAAGAAATCCATCGAGGAACTGGCAAAGGGAGTAATTCTGGGTTTATGGGGTAATGGTGAAGAGAGAAAGAAACGCTTAATAGATGCAGCTTATGATTACTCTGCGGTCCAGTCAAAGGTAAATGAGTTGTTATCCAGTAAAAAGTCAATCGAAACCATTTCCCGTGAGGTCATTCGTGGTAATTGGGGAAATGGACAAGAACGAAAAAATCGACTGACAAAAGCAGGATACGATTATGTTGCAGTACAAAAAAGGGTCAATGAACTCTTTAAATAAGGATAATCAAGAATGCCTATCGTTGCTTGTGCCTATATATTGTTGCTGCCGGAGGAATCCTAAAATTCAATTATGCTATTTGATGAAATAGATGTCATGACCTTCTTCAACTGAATTGCTCCCGCAGTAGCAAGAACAATTTCTGCTATCATTGCGGAATAGGCGATACCGCCAGCGTGGAAAACCACATTTAGAATCACAATTGCCGGAATCTCCAATACAATTTTTCTCAATATAGCAAAAACAAGAGATTTCTTTCCCATTCCAATGCTCTGAAACACGCCTACTGCCATAAAATCAATCATCATAAACGGCAAGCTGCTCACAAATCCTCGGAGAAACAGAGTGCCATAATAAACAACATCATGATCATCAATAAACAGCCCAATAAGCGGACGGGCAAAAATCCAACATATCAATGTAATTATTACGATAGCCGGTAAAAGGAGCTTGCCCAAATAAAGAATACAATTCTTGAAGCGATCGCCATTCTTTGCGGAATAGGAATATCCAATCAGCGGCATAACGCCTTGTGTTCCACCAAGGGAAATCAGCATTGGAACCATATATATTTTTTGTGCGATGCCCACAGCGGCAACAGCCGATGCGCCATATGCTTTAATGAAATTGTTCAGTACCGTCATTCCCGTGACATTGAGCAAATTCTGGATGGATGCCGGAATTCCTACGCCGCACACACCGACAACAATTTGGCGAGTTGGACGGAAGTAACGAGGGTGCAGCTTGATATTAGTCTTATGCTTACGAACGATCAAAAGAACAAAGAAATATCCACAAGCAACACAATTAGAGATAAAAGTTGCAAGACCGGCTCCGGCTGCTCCCATACCGAGTCCCCAAGGCAAAATAAAAACGGGATCAAGAATCATGTTAAGGAAGCAGCCACTTATTATGCCGATACTGGCATGTAGTGCTGAGCCTTCTGCTCTTATAAGATATCCAAGAACGACATTCAAAATCGAAGGAATGGCTCCAAATACCACAGCCCAAATCATATATTCACGGGTGGCATCAATAGTATCCGGGAGCGCCCCCAAAATTGTCATCAGTGGATTCAAATAAGCAAAACACAAAATTGAAAGCAGAAAACCGCAAATAATGCTCCCATAAAATCCGAAAGAAGCACTTCCGCGCACTGTATCAGAGTCCTTCATTCCCAGCGCCCTGCTCATCATACTGGAAGAACCTACGCCAAAAAGGTTATTCACGGCATTGAAGGCAAGGAGCGCCGGAGCAGCAAGGGAAACAGCTGCACTCTGTATTTTGTCATTTAGCAGTCCTACGAATAAAGTATCGGCAAGACTGTATAGAACCATGACGAGCGACCCCAAAACCGTTGGAATCATCAGTTTACGGACGGCTGACGGAATTGGTGTTTTTTCAAAAAGTTCCTCATTTACATTTGACATTTGCAATCGCCTCCTGGGTATCGCTGGGTATGAGCATTTTCTCTGATACAATTGCACATGGACTGAAATACTTCTTTTTCCTTCGGAGTAAACCCGTGAAATAAATCATCAACAAACTTCTTTTGCTCATTTTTCCCAAAGCTTATCATATCCTGTGCCTGTTCTGTGATGATAAGGCAAACTTTTTTCTGGTTGGTGTCATCTGCCGTTCCTTTCAGGAACCCTTTTTGCATCAATCTATTTACAGCTAATGAAACATGAGATTTCGGTAACTTTCTTGCACGGGAAATATCCGCTGCCATAGTGTACTGCGGATTATTGGCAAGAAACAAAATTACATCCACCTCAATCGCAGACAAGCCGAACTTCTCCATAATCGTTTTTCGATGTACATGATACTCGACCTCAATGTCCTCTATAAATTCCCAAAAGCAAATCATATAGCACCTCATGTGTTCAAAAATGAACATGTCTATTATAGTTCTATTTTGAACACCTGTCAATGGCTTTTGAGATGCTTCACAAAAAAGTTACAAATAAGTTACAATGTGGTCGCAATGCACTATGGAAAATTTTGAGTTATACTATGTGCAAACGAAACCCTGTTTGAAGTTGTCAAGAAAAGTGCAGTCGGTAAACCCACAAAATTTCAAGAATAGGCCTCAGAGATTTTCAGAGCCAGAGGTCGTGACTCAATAATTATCTGCTGTCCAGCCACCGCAGCCCGCTCGTGACTGGGGTATGGCATACAGCCAAATCATGATATATTTCGCGGACAGATTTGCTGCTTAATTATATAAATGGGGCTCTGCCCCAAACCTCGAGGTTTATCCGCTTAGGGCTTACCAGTGAATTGTGAAGCCGGCGAATCCGAAGACTCGCCGATCTGCCGTATAAGCTGCAACAAGCGTCAGTTAGCTCCTCAGCGTTTTCCCGTTTATGCCGCATTAATATCATCGGCAAAAACTTGGTTGATTATACCAATTACACGTAACAATGTTCAGAACCTGCCTATCAAGGAGGATTTCTCTTTGGTAGGTTTTCTTTTTTCTAAACCGTCAGATTTTAATTCCTCCCGTGGCTACTAGGCAGAGGGCAATCAATACAATCAGCCTTCAGAAAGATGTGAAGTACATGAAACACAGCCTTAAAATCAGTGTTTCAAAAGAGCCACAGATAGGCGGAATCGTTACTTGCCGTAATGTCATCATAAGGGAGCGCATCCTACGTTTCCTCCTTGGAGATAAACAGCGTGTAACCATTCTGATTCCAGGAGATAGTGTCGAGGAAGTTGCTATCTGTGAGACTACGAAAGGAGGAAATGAACTTGAGCAAAGTAAAGTTACTGCTTGATGTGGTAAATGATATGCGAAGTCTTGCAGACAGCATACAGACAGTTTGTGATGCAATGGTGGAAAGTGATTCTGCACCCAAAGAAGTACCTGCCACAAAGACAGAAACAACAAAAGAGCCGGACATTACGCTTGAGAAAGTGCGTATGGTGCTTGCCGAAAAAAGTCAGCTTGGATTTACTGCTGAAGTGCGAGGCATCATCGGGAAGTATGGTGCTGACAAGTTAAGTGCCGTTGACAAGGCTTACTATGCTGACATCTTGAAAGATGCTGAGGTTCTTGGCAATGGGTAATCACGCAATATTATCTGCATCATCTTCACACAGATGGCTTCATTGTTTACCGTCGGCAAGGCTTGAACTTGAATTTGATAATACAAGCGGTACTGCAGCAGATGAAGGATCATCCGCACACGCACTCTCAGAACACAAACTTAAAAAGGCACTCCATATAAGGAGTAAGCGTCCTATATCAGACTATGACTCGGATGAGATGGAAGAATGTACGGATGCCTATGTTGATTTCGTTATGGAACAGGTGGAGCTTGCAAAGCAAATCTGCAATGATCCTATCGTCCTTATCGAACAGCGCCTTGATTTTTCCTGCTATGTGCCAGACGGCTTTGGTACTGGAGATTCTTTAATCATTTCAGATGACAGACTTCACATAGTGGATTTCAAATATGTCATGGGTGTGCTTGTAGATGCAGTGGACAATCCTCAGATGAAACTGTATGCCTTAGGTGCTCTTGATATCTATGACAGCCTTTATGATATCAACGAAGTATCAATTACGATTTTTCAGCCAAGAAGAGAAAATGTCAGCACATGGACTGTAACGGTAGATGAACTTAAAGTTTGGGCAGAAGAGGAACTTAAGCCAAAGGCAGTGAAAGCCTATAACGGCGAGGGTGAATATATTCCAGGCGAATGGTGTACTTTCTGCAGAGCTGCAGTCAGATGCCGTGCAAGAGCCGAAGAAAAATTAAGGCTCGCACAGACAGAGTTTAAGATGCCACCGTTACTTACTGACAATGAGATAGAAGAAATTCTATTCATTCTTCCCGACCTTACTAAATGGGCAAACGAAATAACCGCATATGCAACAGACGCTGCGGTAAACCACGGCAAAGAGTGGAATGGTTTTAAGGTTGTGGAAGGTCGCTCGGTTCGCAAATACAAAGATGAAAATGCCATCGCAGAAAAAGCTGTGGCAAGCGGATTTAAAGACATTTACCGTAAGAGCCTTATCCCTATGACAGAGATGCAAAAACTGATGGGTAAAACCAAGTTTGAGGAAATTCTCGGTGACCTCAATTATAAACCACCGGGCAAGCTGACTCTTGTTCCCAACTCGGATAAAAGACCGGCTATGAACGTAGCAGATGCAAAAAACGAATTTAACGAAATTATGGAGGATTAAATATTATGGCAAATAACATTAATAAAACTAAGGTTATCACAGGTGTAAACACAAGACTCTCTTACTTCCACGGATGGGAGCCGGTATCTATTAACGGAGGGGCTGAGAAATACAGCGTGTCCTTTCTCATTCCAAAGGATGATAAAGAAACTATTAATGCAGTAAATACTGCCATCGATGCAGCTATTGAAGAAGGTATTGCAAAGTTCGGTGGTAAGAAACCGAATAAAGCTACCATTATACTTCCGCTCCGTGATGGTGATTTAGAGCGTGATTCGGTAAAGAAGTATACGGCTATGGAGAATGCCGTTTGCCACGATTATAGGATTCGTGGGATGTTCACTTTCCTGGGTGCCAATCGGACAGGACGCTTCAGTTCAAAAATCGTGCAATTACAGAACCTACCTCAAAACCATATGCCGGATTTAAAAGAAGCACGAGGCATAGTAAAAAGCGGTGATTACGAAACACTTGAAATGCTCTGCGAAGATATACCGGACACGCTCTCACAACTTATCCGTACAGCCTTTGTACCAAAGGTTGGCAATAAGTTTATCGTTGCAGACTTTTCTGCAATTGAGGCTCGTGTGCTTTCGTGGCTTGCAGGTGAAGAATGGAGAACTGAAGTATTCGCAAGTGGTGGTGATATTTATTGTGCATCCGCATCACAAATGTTTAAAGTTCCTGTTGAAAAGCATGGTGTGAACGGTCATTTAAGGCAGAAAGGAAAAATCGCTGAACTGGCACTTGGATACGGTGGATCAGTCGGTGCATTAAAGGCTATGGGTGCGTTGGAGATGGGACTTGAAGAGGAAGAACTGAAACCCTTGTTAATGCCTGGAGAGCAACCAATCCAAACATTGTAAAGTTTTGGTGGGATGTTGAAAGAGTAGTTAAGAAATGCATTAAGGAAAATAAGCCTCAAGAAACTCATAACATTAATTTTCATTGCATGAGCGGAATGTTATTCATAGTTCTTCCTTCCGGTAGACAGCTTGCCTATGTAAAACCTCGTATCGGTGAAAATATCTTCGGTGGTGAGTCAGTGACTTACGAAGGTGTAGGCGGAACGAAGAAATGGGAAAGAATCGAAAGTTATGGACCCAAATTTGTAGAGAATATTGTTCAAGCAATCTCCCGTGATATTTTGATGTATGCCATCAAGACACTTAGAACGTGTAACATCCTGGCTCATTTGCATGATGAAGTTATTATTGAGGCAGACCCTCGAATGTCAATAGATAGCGTATGTGAGCAGATGGGAAGAGTTCCTCCTTGGGCAAAGGGGCTGCTACTTAGTGCCGATAGCTATGAGTGCGATTTTTATAAAAAAGATTAATTAAAACATCAGATTTCACCTCCCGTGGTGGCTACCAGGTAGGAGGTGTTTTTTTTATGAGCATTATTGAAGTGAAAGATGGCTGCCCTATCAAAGGTGAGATAGAACCAATGACAGAAGAACAATTACAAAATGAATACGACTTTTATATAGCAAAGAGCATTGTCAATATGCTGCATAAGGAAGGTAAGATTACGGATGATGAATTAGAAAAAATATCCGTATTGAATAGGAAGAAATTCTCTCCCAAGTTAGCTGGAATTATGCCCTAAAAGACTTGCTATTAGTGGCCTTCTGAGTGATATATGTAATGACAGAAAGTGAGGTGAGATGATGAAAAAGATAACAAAAATAGATGAACTGGAAAGACCAATTTTATCTAAAACTAAGCTCTGAGTTGCAGCTTATGTTAGAGTTTCAACAGATAGTGATGAACAGCTAGTAAGCCTTAAAGCTCAGCGTGAACACTATGAAAACTACATTAAAGCCAATCCAGAATGGGAGTTTGCAGGACTCTATTATGACGAAGGAATATCAGGGACTAAGAAGGAAAGACGACCTGAACTTCTCCGCATGATTCGAGATTGTGAAAATGTTCGGATTGATTTTATCATTACCAAATCCATAAGCCGTTTTGCACGAAATACCACGGATTGCTTAGAACTGGTAAGGCAGCTTTTGGCTATCGGTGTTTACATTTATTTCGAGAAAGAGAATCTGAACACGGGTGATATGGAGAGTGAGCCAATGCTTTCAATTTTATCCGGGTTTGCAGCAGAAGAGTCTACTTCGATTTCACAGAATACCACATGGTCCATCAGCAAAAGATTTCAAAATGGCAACTACATTATTGGAAGTCCACCTTATGGTTATGCCAATGTAAATGGTGAATTGGTAATCATTCCAGAGGAAGTCGAAGTCGTTAAACGTATTTTTCAGAGTACCTTTCAGGTAAAGGTGGAAGTGTTATAGCAAAGGGACTGAACAAGGATAAGGTTCCTGCGAGAAGGGGCAATCATTAGAGCTCAAGTACAGTTATCGACATGCTCCGAAATGAAAAATATAAAGGGGATGCCCTTTTCCAAAAGACATACACAGATAGCAGCTTCAATCGGCACATTAACAAAGGTGAGAAAGACCAGTTTTACTGCAAGAATCATCACGAGCCGATCGTCACCAGAGAAGTATTTTCTAAGGCTCAAAAGCTGATAGCAGAAAGAGCAAAGAGTCGTAAAAATTCCTTTGCTAAGAATGCCTATCAAAACAGATATGTACTGAGTGGAAGAATAATCTGTGGAGAGTGCGGTTCCAAGTTTAGGAGAAAAACAAATTATTCTGTTGGTAGAAGTTATATAGCCTGGAGTTGCATAGGGCACATTGAAGACAAGGACAGTTGTTCCATGCTATTTTTACGTGACGAGGAGATAAAAGCGACATTTACAACGATGATGAATAAGCTGGCATTTAGCAGGAAGATAATTCTAGAGCCACTTTACAATTCAATAAACAAAATTGACGAAGAATGTGACCTTGAAAGAATTGATGCCATAGATAAGCGCATGTAGCAATTAACCGAAGAACGCAATACTCTTATTGGACTTATGACGAAAGGCTTTCTTGAACCAGCGCTTTTTAAAAAGGAACGAAGCGCTCTGGATATTGAAATTAAAAATCTTACTGCTGAGAAGACGAATCTAGTAATGTCATTTACCAATGGTATTTCACAGGCAGACGAAATAAAGATACTCCTTGATTATGTGGCGAAAGATAAGTTTGATGGGGATTATACAGAAGAAGCATTTGAAAAATTTGTAGAAAACATTATTGTAAATTCAAGGGATGAACTAACATTTAAAATGAAATGTGGTCTTTCCCTTAAAGAAAAGGTGGTGAGATAAATGGCCTATGTACCATACGGATATACAATTACGGATGGGGTGTTACTGTCGATGAAAAGGCAGCAGGTCAAGTAAAGGAGTTCTTTGAAAAATACATATCAGGACTATCCCTTACAGTGGCTGGCGAACAGGCAGGTATTGAAAAGACCCATTCAGTGATGGGACGTATCTTAAAAAATGTCCTTTATCTCGGGAATGATATATATCCAGCAATCATAGATAAGGAAACATTTGATAAGGCCGAAGAAGTTAGAAATAAACGTGCTAAGGACTTAAGAAGGATTGTAGAGCTTGCGGCTTTTACCCTCCCCCTCCCCTATAGAACGATTCAAGATGAGAAAGGCAGAAGAAAAACTTCCAAATGAGCCTATAGCACGGGCAGAGTATTTGTATAGTCTGATAGAAAGCGAGGTTTAATATGGCAGAGAAAAATATAACTGTAATTCCAGCACGAAAAAGAGTTGGAAGTACAGCCGCAAAAAAGATAATAAAGAAACTGTGTGTCGCTGCCTATTGCCGTGTTTCTACAGAAACTGAAGAACAGAATTCAAGCTATGAGGTGCAGGTTGCACATTATACAGAGTTTATTAAGAAAAATACTGAATGGGAGTTTGCAGGCATATTTGCAGATGACGGCATATCTGGCACTAACACAAAAAAACGTGAAGAGTTCAACCGTATGATAGATGAGTGCATGGAGGGTAAAATAGATTTAGTTATTACCAAGTCCATTAGTCGATTTGCTCGTAATACTCTGGATTGCCTAAAGTACATTAGACAACTCAAGGAGAAGAACATATCGGTGTTTTTCGAGAAGAAAAACATCAATACAATGGATGCCAAGGGTGAAGTACTGCTCACTATTATGGCATCTCTGGCACAGCAAGAAAGTCAGAGCCTTTCGCAGAACGTTAAACTGGGACTTCAATACCGATATCAACAAGGAAAGGTACAGGTCAACCACAAGCGTTTCACGGGGTACACAAAAGACGAAGACGGCAACTTAATAATAGTTCCTGGAGAGGCAAAAATCATTAAACGAATTTATAGAGAATACCTTGAGGGCAAAAGCCTGGCGGGTATTGGTAGGGATCTTGAAAAG